AGTAGGAATGGAAATATCCGAAGACGTAGATGACTTAGATGAGGTACAGATTAATGCGTGGATATGCAACGGACAACTACTGCGGGCTGTTGTTAATCCTTTTACTCCTTTTCGAGTTCCTTACCAATCTTTTCCATACGAAAGAAACCCTTATAGCTTTTTTGGTATTGGTGTCGCAGAGAACATGGACGATTCACAGCAGATAATGAATGGGCACGCTAGAATGGCTATTGATAACTTAGCGCTTTCTGGCTCACTAGTATTTGATGTGGACGAAACTGCCCTTGTTGGTGGACAAAGTATGGAGATATACCCCGGTAAAGTCTTTAAACGACAAGCTGGTGTCCCCGGAACAGCAATTAACGGCTTAAAGTTTCCGAATACCTCTCAAGAAAACATGATGATGTTTGACAAGTTTCGACAGCTTGCAGACGAACAAACAGGTATTCCAAGCTATTCGCACGGTCAAACAGGTGTACAAAGCATGACGCGGACTGCTTCAGGCATGTCAATGCTGCTTGGTGCGGCTTCCTTGAACGTTAAAACAGTTATTAAAAACCTCGACGACTTTCTTTTAAAGCCTTTAGGAGAAGCTTACTTTCAATGGAATATGCAATTTCTTGAAAAGACTTTAGGAGTAGACGGAGACTTAGAAATTAAAGCTACAGGTACAAATAGTCTGATGCAAAAAGAAGTTCGGTCGCAACGTTTGACGATGTTTTTACAAACGGTTCAGAATCCTGCGGTTGCTCCTTTCGTTAAGATGAATAAATTAATAGCTGAGTTGGCTTACAGCCTAGACTTAGACCCTGATGAATTGCTAAACGACCCGGAAGAAGCGGCGATTATGGCACAAATTATAGGAATGCAAAATGGACAAAGAACAGGCAAAGAAGCTCCTGCCACTGGTGAACAACCGGGAGGCGTGGGAGGCCCTGAAGGAGTACCTCAAGGACCGCAAAACGTTGGAGCAACAGGTACTGGCGGTGGCAACATCGGAACTGGACCTGTTCCGCAGTCAGGGGAAGCTGAGTTCTCTGGTACACCTAGAGCAGTTGAAGGTTAATGTACAAGCACTTTTGCAACCTAAAGAAGAACTCCATAGTCGAGGAATAAGATATGCCTAAAAATAACCGAAGAAGTAAACGACGAGCAGCAAAGCGTGGCGGTGGTTCCATCATGGTCCCTAAAGAGCGTGAAGGTTACGAAGAAGGCGGTATGCCTCGCGAAGGATTAATGGCAATGCCCGAAGAAATGCCTGAAGAACCTATGGAAGAACCTATGGATGAGGTTTCAGAAGAGGCTCTAGAAGATACTTACGCTAATGCTACTCCTGAAGAAATAGAAGAGGCGCAAGTACCAGACGAACAAATGGAAGAGGAACACTTAGTTTTTATTCTAAACGAATCCTTAACTCCAGAAGAACAACAATATTTATTACAAATTTTAGAGGAAGACCCGCAACTTAGTCAAATCTTTGACAAGGTAGTGGACACAGCCTCTGAATTTTCCGGGTCAGGTGAAGTTACAGGCCCCGGAAATGGCATATCAGACTCAATACCCGCACGTTTATCGGACGGAGAGTTTGTTATGACTCAAAAAGCCACTGAAGAATTAGGCGCAGACAATCTCCAAACTATGATGGATGATGCTGAACGTGCTTACGACGGTGGTATGATGAGAAAGAATCGGTATCTTGGAGGTTCAATTCAAGATGACGAGAATGACTTAGAACTGGAGGATAGCACAGGTGACGACATACGAAAGTTAATGAGCATCAAAGCTAACAAAACCCCTAGTCTTAGGTAATTTTAATTTACGGCTACCTTGACAAGCCAAGCCCCAGAAGTTTTTCTTTAGGCCAAAAGAAAGAATTAGTATGGCTACCTTGCAGAGTACAAGCCCCGTAGTGGAGATATAATATGAGTGAAGTACCCCAAGTAGAGGAGAAAACAGCAAATCCGTACAATATGAATAAGCCTTGGCATAAAGCTGATGGCCCACAAGTAGATACTGCGGAACAAATGTTTTTTGAAAAACCACAGCAACAGGCTACCCTCGAAGATAATGAGGCCCCTGACGAACTAAATACTGCGGCTCCTAAAAAACGTACTAACTATAAAAAAAGATACGATGACTTAAAGCGTCATTACGATGAAAAGGTAAATGAGTTTAAACAACGAGAGCAAGAGTTAGGGGCATCGGTAGGTACTACTTACCAAGCACCTAAAACTCAAGAAGACCTCGAAAAGTTTAAACGAGAGTACCCCGATTTATATGACACGGTAGAAACCGTAGCACACTTACAAAGTTCAGAGCAAGTTAATCAACTTCAAGGACAGTTACAAGCTATTCAAGAACGCGAAGCTAAAATCGTTAAACGAGAAGCTGAAGCAGATTTAATAGCTAACCATCCAGATTTTGAAGATATTAGAGGTTCTGAGTCTTTTCATGAGTGGGCTGGGATACAACCGGAGCAGATTCAGGAGTGGATTTATAATAACCCTGATAATGCTCAACTTGCTTCTAAAGCCATCGACCTTTATAAAATAGAGAATGGGATACGAACTCAAACTAAATCACAGGCCAGACAAAAGGGTTCGGCGGCGGATATGGTTTCAACTAAAACAAAAGCCATTGACACACAAGAACCTAAAATCTGGACTGAACGGGAAATAGCTGCTATGTCCTTGGACCAGTTTGATAAGTATGAAGATGAAATACAACAAGCTATATCCGAAGGCAGAGTAGTAAAATAATACTCAACTTAGGAGAACAATACTATGGCGTATAATCAATCAGACCAGTTTTTTGAACCAAGCACAGATACCAATGCTAACTTTGGTAACTCTGTTGCGGGTCAAAATAATTCTTTCTTTCTACCTAAAGTTTATTCTAAGCAAGTCCTAAACTTTTTTCGTAAGTCTTCTGTAGCGGAAGCGATTACGAATACGGACTATGCTGGTGAAATAAATAATTTTGGTGATAGTGTACGAATTATCAAAGAACCGGAAATTACTGTTTATCAGTACGAGCGTGGTGCAGATGTCACCGCAACTAAACTAACCGACCAAGAAATTACGTTGGTAGTTGATACGGCGAATGCTTTCAAATTTATCGTTGATGATATTGAAAGTAATATGTCGAATGTCAACTGGCGCGACGCGGCTACGTCTTCGGCAGCTTACGCTTTGCGTGATGCTTTCGATGAAGGTGTAATCGCTGTCATGTTTGCTGGCGTATCAGCTTCGAGTCCTAACCACATTCTAGGTTCGGACAGCGCGACTGACCTTGCTGCTGGAACCTTTGATGGTACTGGTAACTTGGATATTGGTTTCGGGTCTTCAGAGCATGACCCTATTGACGTTCTTTCACACATGGCCCGTCTTCTTGACGAGCAGAATGTGCCGGAAGAAGGACGCTGGTTTCTAGCGAATCCAGAGTTCTACGAAGTGCTTGTTCAAAGCTCTTCGAAACTTCTGTCAGTAGATTATAATGCTGGTCAAGGCTCGATTCGTAATGGTCTAGTTAGCTCTGGTAAGCTGCGTGGATTTAATATGTACAAAACCAATAACATTGCAGCCACGACTAATGCGGCTGGTAAGTGTATTGCTGGACATATTAGTTCGACAGCGACTGCTCAAACTATAACCAGTACGGAAGTCATTCGTGACCCTGACAGCTTTGGCGACATTGTGCGTGGTCTACACGTATATGGCGGTAAAGTGCTACGAGGTGGTGCCCTCGCGTCAGCGTTCTACGGAATCGACTAACGTTAAAATTAGGTGCGGGGGTCTTTCGAGGCCCCCAAGCCTTTCTTAAAGGAATTTTAAAAATGCCGCAATTAGGAAGCAATGAAAAACCTTTTGTAATGAGTACAGGTACAAAGGTTAGTAAAGAAAGCCGTTTTCGTAAGGGTTTCGATAAAGCAAAATATAATGAAAATTATGACCGTATCTTTAAGAAAGAGGCTACACAAGAAAAGGAGAAACTAACATGATGCAAATAATGTTTCCACATAGCGAAATGGATATGTATCCCGAAGAAAAAAAAGTACCTGATGGTAAACAAGACCACCAGAGTATTTTCGAACTAGAAAATAAGTTTGATAATTCAGGGCACAAACAAGGACTTAAATATAATTCTGAGCAACGGATGAAAACTGCGGGATACTAATAAATGGCTACAACCTATCTTCAATTAGCTAATGAAATCATAAGAGAATTAAATGAAGTAGAATTAACCGCTGCTAATTTTAGTGACTCTACGGGTATCCAGACACATATTAAAGACCTTATAAATAGGTCGTATCTTGATATGGTAAATGAGGAACCTCAGTGGCCCTTTTTAGCTATTGGAGAATCTGGTGCAACAGACCCAATGTACGGTAATACCTATATTGAAACTGTTGCTAATACTCGTTGGTATGAGTTGAAAGCGGCAGCAAGCAGCATTAGAGACGACTATGGTTCTGTAGATTGGGATAACTT